GGAATAGAAGGTATTTGCCGACACGACATAAAGATAGCCGTTGTGCTCCCAAAGCCCACGAATTGGGCCGCTGCCGACAACAGTTTGCAGCACCAAGCCGGGGCACCGTTGAAGAAACGCAGGTTGTTTACCGCCTTCCGGCACAACTTCAGGAAACAAGTTCACCATGCGGCTGTCCGCAGCGTTTACGCTGCGGGCCGTGTACGCTGAACCAAGGATCGGCGTCTGCATCGTTTAGGCCAATACCGCGCCGCGAAGCAAGATCACCCACCACTCACTACCCAAGAATTGAAGGACGCAAGTGTCTCCCACAGCGCCGAACGTGATACTCGTGCCGTTAGCCAAGTTAGATGGCGTTAATACGCCTGTGTCGCCGCCTGCGGCTTCAGCCACATACACGATGGTCTTACGCTGGCCTTCAACGCCATCGACCAAAGTCAAGGCGTTACCCGCCGCCGTTGAAGTGAACTTAGTGACGGATTGGGTGATATTGACGGCGCCGGGGCCAGACAGCCCCTGTACACTTTCAATTATAGCCCCATTAAAAGTTTGATTGCCCGTAAATGTCTGCGCCGCGTCCGTCCGCGCAATGCTGGCGCTGGTAGACGGGAACGTCATCGTTGTGCTGTCCGTGCCCTCAAGTGTCAGCGAGTTATTGGTTGTCAGCGTCTTGCCGTCCGTGCCCGCAAGTGTCAGCGAGTTATTGGCCGTCAGTGTCTTGCCGTTGGCAATGGTCAGCGTGGCGCTCGTTGCGGGCGCGGTAATAGCAACCTTGTTGATGGATGTAGCTGTTGCAACGCCAAGCGTTGGCGTCACTAGCGTCGGGCTGGTGGATAATACTACCGTGCCTGTGCCTGTTGATGTAGTAGAGCCCGTTCCGCCGCGCGCAACAGTCAGTGTGCCTGTCGTACCTGCGACAATCGGCAATCCTGTAGCACTGGCAAGCGACGAGGTGCTGAACAAAAGCGCGTTGGTCAGCTTTTTGGTAACGCCGCCTTGAACAATCGGTATTTCATCCGCAGCAGTAGCTGTGGTAGCAACAGGAAGTTGAGAGATGGCAACGTTAGACATAATTTACCTCAGTAATTTCCTGCAAAAATGTTGAACCGCTGGCGGGTTGCGACGATGCTGTAGGGCATCGACATGATGTCGTCGGGGTTGTTGATGCGCTTCAAGTTGCGCTTTGAAGTCATGGCGATGCGCTGCACCTGCCGCGATGGCTCAACGCCAAACTCAGGCGCCAGTTCACAAGCCAGATTGTAACGGAAGCAGCGCAGGTAACCTGGCGGAAACGCAAGGTCGGTCGCCAGATTGGCAGGCTGGGTCAGTTCCTCAACCGAAACAATGTGGAACTCCAGCACCTTGGTCGGCACCGGGTAGACGTACATCTCAACGTCGGGGTAGGTCATGTTGACCCACATCACCTGCGGGTAAGTGCTGGTGACGGTCTTGACGGCGATGCCGTTGTACTGCTGCTGATTGATCAGCTTGAGCCCATAGGAAATACCACTAGCCGGATCGCGGAAATATGTGCTGTCGTCGATGGCGATAGGCCGGTTAGCGACAATATCGCCGGTCGGCCCGAACGTGCGCGACCGTTGACCCGGTGGCCAAGTAACGACCTGATCCTGAGTAGAGAACACGGCGAGGCGCTCGGTGTTCCACGACTGGATCATCTGGTTCATGGCGGCAAGCGCGTCCTGCGCCGTCTCGGAAGACGACGTTTCGCCTTCGGCCAACTGACCGATAAGCCGCAAGGATCCGTTTATGATGTCGCCAGCCGTCGTCATGTCATTCGTCCTGCGTTAGGCGGGGTCGCCCGCGGCGCCGGGGTTCAAGCATGACATTACTCGGTTCCGGCGTATCATTCAACTGTTCGTCCGGGTCAAACCGCACCCAACCGTGACTTTCGTCATACTGCGCTTCCATCTCCATGGTGGCAATCTTGACGCCGTGCTTGAAGTGACGAAGATAAATCATGTTCCCTCCAGAAGAAGCGGGCGGCCGGAGCCGCCCGCAAGGTTACGAAGCCACCAGCGGAATGGAGAACCAGTCCGTAGTGTCATAAGCGACAAAAAAGCACGCCGTTTTGGCGGCCATGCTAAACGCAGTAGACCCGGCGACGCCGTTAATTTGGGCGGAACCCGGAGCGTACACTTTGAGCGCGGCGTTAGCTGTGTCGTCGTTCTTGATGGCGATAACGCGACCAGCCGTAGGGGCCGGAAGGACGACACCCTTGGTGGCGTCAGCGGCAGTGACCCAACTGAATGACGCCGTCAGAGCCGTTGCATCAGCGCGGGTAGAACCGGCTGCGGCGGGCTTGGCGACATCAAGGTTGAGCGAGGACACAACCGCGCCAGAGAGAGTGCCGCCGGAAATGGCGGCGCCAGTGATCGTGGTGCCCGAAACCAGTTCGGGATCGGCGTAAGCAACGCCCACAGGCTTTGTATTCGGCATAGTAGTCTCCTTGATGAGTTAAGGCCCCCGCCGAAGCGGGGGCCTTGTTGCTTAGGCAATACGATAAATCGTAAATGCCGCGTCGCCCGTCTTGCGGAAACGGAAGATGCCGGACGTATTGCTGGTCGCGGTCAGAGAGTCCTGAATGACCGCATTACCGACAAGGGTGTTGCCCGTGCCAGCACCAAACGTCACGTCGTTGGCTGCGTCGTCGCCGATATTGATGAACGCGCAATCAAAGGTCGAACCAACCTTCATGCTGGGGAACGCCGCATCAATAAGAGCGCCAGTCGGGAACGTGTAGGTGCCCGCAGACGTGCTGCCGCTGTCCATCGTGCAGACGCCCGTAGCCAGATTGGCTGCGGTGATGGTTACGGTTGCGCCGGAAAGAACCGCCGGAGTGTCAGAGTTGTAGAAGCTGATTTCGCCCAGATTGCCGTCACCGACCTGGTAGCCACCAGCGCCATTGGAAAGTGCCATGTGAGTATCTCCTATCTTTACCTGTTAGCCCCAGATGCGCGCGGCCATCTGCGGACGGATGGTCGAGAAGCCGTACAGCACGTCGATACGGCAGGGGAGCCGGTCGTTGTTGATGTCGTACTGGCGCACGATACGCATCGAGATGCCGTTGTGAACCTGGCGGGAAGCTATATCCACACCGCTCGGCATGAGAAGGTCAGCCGTGGCGAAGGAGATGGCGTCCTTGTGGTACACAAGGTTCTGCGGGTACTGGGTCGAAGCCGCGCCGATGAAGGTGACGGCCTTGCCGGTGATCGTCAGGGTGTTGACGGTCGCCAGAGCGTTGGACGGCGAGTAGAGCGCCGGGGAAACGCTGAGGGTCACGGCACCACCAGCAGTCGAGGTAGCTGCGGCAGTCACGACGAACTGCTGGAGCGAACCCGTGCTTTCGCGGGTCTGCGGGTTGACGGAGAAGCAGTCAGCCACCGTGAACACGTCACCAACGGTGAAGGTCAGGGCGTTGCCAGCAGACGCGAGCGTGATGGTCGAAGCGCCTTCCGTAGCGTTGCCGTTGACGGTCGCGCCCGTGGCAGTACGCGAACCAGTCGTGTGCTGCTTGATGGACTGCGACATGTTGATCTCCTCGTAGCCGAGGACACCCTCACCCATCATGCCGTTCTTGAACTGGCGGGAGATCGTGTCAACGGGGTTGAAGAGACCCTTCATGCCTTCAACCAGACCCGCGTTGGCCGCCGGGTTCACCGTGGCGTAGCGGCTCGGCATCATGGCAGCGTACTCGTTCAGCTTCTGCTGGGCCTGAAGCAGGACAAGCGAAGTGGCCGGGGTCGTGCCGGGGGTGCCGACGGACGCGAAGATCGACTTGTAAGCATTGGCGACGTCAGTGTCGATGGAGGACGCAAGCTGCGAGATACGCGGCTTGAGCACACGGTCGGCGAAGTCGTCGAGCTGCATGGTCAGTTCGGCCGACGTGAAGTTGACGCCAATGTGCTTCTGGCTGGAGACGGTGAGCGAGGTGTGCTGCTCGTTGTCGTCCTGCACCTGAAGGGCAGCACCGTCGGTCACCAGCGCACGGTCGGGCAGACGGATGCGGAGGGTAGAACCGATCTTGGCACCTTCGACAGCGAAGCTGTCGTCGTAGGCGCGGTTGACGTTGCGGGTGATCACCAGATTGTTCTCAAGGATTTCGAGAGCCTTCCGGGTGATCATGTCGATAGTAAGAATGCTGTTAGCCATTGTCTTTTCCTTGGCTTAGCGTTTGCGTTGTGCCTCGTACTTCTTCGTCTGACGCAGCCGTTCTGCTTCAATCCATTCCGACGTTGACATGCTCTTGATAGAGCGCGGGTCGGTGGTGTCGAACGCAGGCGCACCAGAGGTGCGGGCCGTGACCGGACTGATAGGAGCCGGGGCGGTTGAAGTCTTCTTGGCCGGTGGAGACGACGCCAGTCTGGCCTCGATCTTCCCGATTTCCCGTGCCTGCAAGAGCGGGCTGAGGCGCGCAATCCGTTCGGCTTCCTTCGGGTTCGACCCCAAGTGATAGATCACATCGGGACCGATCTCGGAAGACTGAATGGTTTGCGCCATCGTTTCCGTGATTGGCAGCTTCGGGTTGTAGGCGACCTGTTCAAAGTCGTCGTACTTGCCGCGGGCTTCCTCTTCACGGTCCTGATAGGCTTCGAGCGTTGCCGTGCGTTCCGCCTCTGCGTCCCGCTGGGCCAGCATCTCTGCCGCCTTGCGTTCCGCCATGGCTTCTGCGTAGGCTTGCGCGTTGGTGAAGTCGTCGGGCTTCAGCGGTTCCGGCGGTGGTGCCGGAGACTGGGCCGTCTGCTTCCGCGCTTGCTCGCGCTCCCATTTCCGTTGTTCTCTTGCGAGACGTTTGCCGACGATGGCGTCCAGTTCTTCCTGAGAGAAGGTCTTGGGCGCATCCGTAGGCGTCGGTTCCGGCGATGAATTGTCTGGTTCAGAAACGGGGGCCGCCGTGGGAGCCTGTTCCGGCGCGGTCGCAACCGCTAGTTCGTTCTCGGTCATTCACTTACCTTTCGGTTCCTGGTCTATTGGGCCAGTACAAGCAGTAGAATACATATTTCCCAGTATAATTGCAATTACTCAGGTTGCGGGCGTAACAGACGACCAGTAAACGGGAGACCAAGTTCCTGGAGACCCAGTAACTGTGCAAATCCATCCCGCCAACACCATGTCATTAGCGTCACTTATACTTCCAGTATAGTTACGAACAAAATCACCGCGTATCCAACTTTCAGTCGTCGGCGCCGCGTTGCGGGTAGCCATATCAACAACAAATCGCGTGTCATAAAGTTCAGCAACGCTGCTTGCGGTAGCGTTTTGGCTAACAGTAAAAGTAGTTCCCACAATGTCTGTAATATACGTCCCAGTGGGTAAATTAGGACTAGCAATACGCGCGCCGATTGTCCACCCTGTTACGGGTGTAACGCTAGTAATGTCTGCGCTGCCGCTGGTTGTTGTGCCAAAAGTGCGCGTACGAATAACCGGAAGTCGATAGAGATACGGAATGTAACTACCTGTCGTAAAAGAAATAGGTACACCGCTCAAAGTAACCGTAGTGCCCACAATGCTGGCAACGCGGCCGATGGTGGCTCTGGCATAGTTGGCCGTGGAGGGAACAAGAGTTGGAATGGATACGGACCACGTTGAGATTGTGGTCAGATAATCGTTAACCTGCAGTTTGCCAACATTAGCGGTAGTAAACGTAGCCGAACCGTCTCCCGGCGCTGTAATGGTCAACGCGCTGTCGATAGCGATAATATCCCAGCCGTTTTGCGCTTTGTACCGAATGTAATTTAACGGGCCATTAGCCTCGACAACGCAGAAAGCCGAGCCTTGTATTTGGCCGCCGTTGCCAATATTTGACAGCGTACTGGAATACTTTTCCGAATAAGAACGATTACCGTTAGACGTGTACGCGTTGGAACACTTGTCCATACGGACAATGTCGACGTTAGAGAATTGAGGTTCGCCATCAAATGTGCATCCGCTAAACACTATGCGCGCAAGGTTAACAATAGACAGCCGACGAACAGTATTAGAATACTGACCAAAATACGTGCCGGAAGCGTAAACCAACGCACCAGTATAGAAATGACTGTCGACATTCACTAGGTTTCCTGTATCGGGAGCAATAAACTTGAACACGCACCCCGTGATTTCCAACGGAAAACGTCCGCCGCCCCAAAAACCCAAAGACCAAAAACTTTCAGCATAGATTTTACTGAGGCTAGATCCGCCTCGGCCATTGTCCATAGAATTTATGAACCATTTGACGTAAACAAACACGCCGCCTTCAACCATTGGCATGGCTGCCGTGCCCTCACCATAGCGAGTGCTGTCCACCACAACTTGCGCACCCTTCAGGTGGCAGTTGCGCAGCATAAGGCCTCGGTTTTGGGATTGCCCTGCCGATAACGCTACTTTATTGTACGATATATTGCAGTTATCTACGAGGATACTGTCGCCGATTGGCGTAGTGCCGGACGTGCTAGTTGCCACGCCAACAATGAAGCCCGCTATTTCAACGCGATCAATGATGACGCCAGTACTGCCGCCGGAAGATTTGTAGTAGGCGGACAAACCCGGATACCCGCCATCAGACGGGATAGACGACCCAAATGGGTCGATAGCAATACCGCAATACGGACTATATTGGCTGTCGCGGGCGCTATTAGTGTTCCACCAAGGAGATGTGCTGTCGTCCAGCAAAGCAGCATACGATGGCAATGACATATTATTGGCGGAGCCAACAATAGAAAACCCGGAAATGTATGAGTTGCGCGACTGTTGTAGGATTAGCGCCGGTTTGTCAACAAAGGTCGGCACAATAACGGTGCGCTTGGTGTTGACATACCCAAGCGCTTCGCCCACCAGCGTTACGCTAGAAAATCCATATGAAGTTGTGCCGGGGTCAAACAGCCGCAAAGACGTCGTGATTTTATACGTCCCAGGGTTAAGATGCACGGCAATCGTCTTGCCCGTGCCAAGATTTGCTTGTGCAATTACATAGTCGATAGCAGCTTGAATGGCCGCCGTATCATCTGTAACGCCGTCGCCGACCGCGCCAAAGTCCTTGACGGATACGGACTCCTGTAGTTTATCATTGACCGTGCGCGCTGTAGCGCCGGTTACAAACCCCGAAGCATTAGACTGTTTGAAACCGACTAGTGCGTCGCCTTTGGTATTGTCCGTTGTGTTGGCAAGGTCAACAGCAAGATCGCTGGAAACCTGCGAACCGCCAATGTTATCCCATGTACGGATCAACGTCCCAGTAGAAGTCTCAATCACATATTTGTAAAGAAGGCCTTCAACCGACCAAATTTGTTGCGGTGTGCGGCCAGCAGCATCCAGCACAATGGGGTTAGCATTGGCTACTGTACCAGACCTTGAGGTGTACGTAACTTGAGGTGTTGTTGTTCCCGCCGCATAAGTATATATTTTACCGCCTGACAGCGTGCGTCCGCTGTCGTCGAAGAATTGCCAGCCTGCGCCGCCAAAGAGAGAAAGAGTTACCGCCATTATTCAACGCCCTTATGTTTAATTGCGTTTGCTTCGGCTACTGCGGCCTCCAGCTTAACAAGAAGAATTGCAGCCATTTTCACGGACTGAAGCCCGGTAGCTTTTACTCCTGCGTCAAGCAGTCCTGCAAGGGCGGTCAGTTCTTCTTCTGCAAAAGCGATGTTGATCATGCAGATACCCATGCGGTTCCGTTATCAAAGACGGGGCAAACAACGGCGCCGCCGCCGGTAAGAGTACCAAGGAAAGTTGGAGTTGTTGCATCGGTAACCCATGCCCGCCGGCCTTGCGTGCCTGCAGCGGGAAGCGTTGCAACAGTGAACGCCGCCCCTACAATAACGGTTCTGTTACTTGCAATCGTCAGCGCCGTAGTCAGCGCATTCTGCGCCGTTCCGCTAGAGCCCGCCGTAGCGACTTGGAAGATGATGGACCCGCCAACGCCAGTGCCTGTCCCTTGTGAGCCCGTAATGGTGAGGTTCGCGCCTGCGGTGTTAGATGTGCCTGCGACAACAGATTGAACGGAAAGCGTCTGGGCTACGGGCGCGGCAGCATCAGCGGCGCCGAAGCGGAGGTTGGCGGCGGCGCGGCGAGTGAGGATGGTGTCAACAGCGGTCCCTATTGCGCCAGCAGAAAAACCAAATATTAAAGTTGAAGGCGCAGATAAAGACGTTGTTGAAATATTAAACTGGCTAGTACCGTTAACGGAGAACCCGAGGTTTGTTGCGCTCGGGAAAAACAAGCCTGTGCCTACATTTGCCGTAGCCCCATAAGAAACAGCCGCCGCCGTTCCTAACGGACCGTACGCGGCGCCGCTTTTGCGGTGAAAAAATACTGAGGCCCCGCCCACCTGCAAGTCCATCAGCAACGAGGCCGCGTTCGATGCCGTGTCGGTGGCGTTTATTTTGAAAGCCGTAAACGTGGTCGCCGCGTTGTTCCACGTCTGCGTGCCGTCTATTAACGGCGTGCTGGCCGTTACTGTAGCGCCGTTACCCGAAATAGGCAGGCTGGCGGTTCCACTGCTGCTGCCCGCGCCGCCTTGAAGACTGACGCCGGGGTTAAAATACGTCGCGAAGGTCATTGGTATTTATCCTTCAAGCGTAATAGACAATGTTCAATTCGGCGGAAGCGGTCGCTTCAATAAAACGGATGCGGTTCAGGTCGCCATCATAGCTAAGGTACGACCCCGCAGCGACCGGCATTCCGACAGAAGCGGTCGGGTTGGTGCCGTCGTCGCGCCAGCGCACTGTCTGCGTCAGCGGCGCAATGAGGGCGCGGGTAGCCCCGGACGGGACGGTTAGCGCGACAGCGGCCGACAAGCTGGTGATCTGCTGGTAGCCGAGACAAACGGTGGTAGATTTGAGGCCCATGACAGTTTCCTTACGCGAGGAATTTCAGTTTGTAGATGGTTGTATAGTACAACCCTACGATCTCGTCGATGACGTTCTGAAGTGGCGTGCAGTCCTTGTCTACCACCTTATACCGAATGTCTTCAATTTCTGTCGCCTGCCGCTCAAGAAATTCCAGCACGTTGCTGGACTTGTCCGCCGACATCAGCATGACCGGCCCGATCAGGCCGTACTTGCCCTGGTACATTTCGGCAAACTTGTCGGCAAGGTCGATGATTGCCGGGTAGAACTTACCCAACGCCTTGTGCTTGGCAAACGACCGTGTGTTGAGGTGTGCCGAGTGCGTTACGTCGCGCGCAAGG